ACGCGGGCATTCTCACGATCGACGAGGCGCGAGCCGGTGGCTTCGGACTGGGGCCACTGCCGGAAGGGGCGACGCCACCGCCGGCGTCGGGCGCGCCAGCCGCAATCCCGGCGGCAATGGTGACTGTTGGAGGCTGAGCAATGGCAACACGCGAAGGCAAGGCGAACGTCCCGACGCCGGGCGCCGTGGAAGGGCTGGAAGGCGATCCCCGCTACCCCGTCTCCCTGGTCGGCGACGAGCCGACCGATCCCGACGAGCCCGACCAGAACGACATGACCGCGGCCGTGAAAGCTCACAACGACGCCGAGATCGCGAAGCAGAGAGAGGCGCTCGAAGAGCCCAACCCGAAGGCGATGACGACGGATGTCTGAACTCGCCCGCGAGTGGACCGGACAGGTCCTGCTCCGGGCGGCGGGCGATCCCGAGGAACGGATCATCGAGGGCGTCGTCGTCCCCTACGGGCAGGTAGCCGAGGTCCGCGATTCGCCCGACGGCCGCTCCTACCGCGAGACGATCGCGCGCGGTGCCATGGACGGGCTCGACGCCGGCCGCGTTCGCCTGGAATACGTGGCGGACCCGTCACCGCGCGACCACAACACGCACGAGGGCGCCCGATTGATCGGACGCGGTGTTGCGGCCGATCTCGGCGGCGACGGCGCTCTCGTGCGTTTCAAGGTGAGCCGCACGGCGCTCGGAGACGAGGCCTACGAGCTGGCCCGCGACGGCGTGCTCACCGACATGAGCGCCGTCTTTCGACCCGTGTCGCAACGCCGCACCAAAGACGGCGTCGTCGAGCGCACGAAGATCGAACTCGTGCGCGCGGCGCTCGTCGCGCGCGGCGCATACCAGGGCGCACAGATCACGGCCGTGAGAGCGGCTGCGGAGGGTGACATGGCAGACGAGAAGACGACGGCGCCGGCCGAGGACACAGAGGACACCGAGGAAGAGCCCGAGACGCCGAAGGGCGAGCGGCCGAACCGCACGCGCGTCACGGTGGACGTCGATCGCGCCGCCGCCGAGCGCGAGACGGCGCAGGTGCTCAGCCGGGCGTCGGGCCCGCGCCTGGCGATCACGCGCTCCGAGATGGTCTACCGCGCCGACGCCACCTGGTCGGGGCGCGACGAGCGCGGCCGGCGGGTATCACTCCTGTCGGACGGCTGGAAGGCGCGCAACGGCGACATGGAGGCGGCCGAGCGCCTGTTCCGGTGGGAGCAGCTGCGCGGCGACTTCGAACGCGCGGCCGAGAACGCGGCGCGACCGCTCCTGGAGCGCGCCGGCGACGTTCTCAGCTCGGAGGTTCCGGGCGCCTATCCCAACGACTACATCCCGGGCCTGCTCACGTCCAGGATTCTCAAGGGCCGGCCGATGGGCGGCTTCTACGATCGCTACCCGATCAGCGACGGCCTGCCGAAGATCTTCCCGAAGGTGTCGACGTCGACCGTCGTCACCGCGCAGTCGGCCGAAGGCGTGAACCCGGCGGCGTCCGACTTCGCGACGACGGCCGTGACGGTCACGCCGATCCTGTACGGCACGTACACCGACGTGAGCCGGCAGGTGCTCGACGGCTCCTCGCCGTCGGCCGAGGCGATGGTGATCTCCGACATGGTCGAGGCGTACGCGCAGGCGTCCGAGGCGGTCATCAAGACGGCCGTTGAAGCAGGCTCGACGGCGTCGGGCGTCGCGATCGTCGCGGCGACCCCGTACGCCGGCATTCTCGGCAATCTCGTCGCCTACTACGGCGTCCGCTTCCGGGCGGCGTCGGGGCAGTTCATCCCGCCCGGCCTGTATCCGACATTGCTCTCGCAAGCGGACACCACGGGCCGGCCGTTGCTCCCCGCGATCGGGCCCATCAACGCCGCCGGCACCGTGGCCGACGGCGGCGCGTCGGCGGGGCTGCTCGGCTCGACGACGTACCTGTCGTACGCCTCGACGGCCAACGTCGTCGTCACCGGCGCGCCGTCCGATTTCGTCATCTTCGAAAGCCCGATCGCGCGCTTCTCCTACGACCAGGTGGTCGGGCCGGCGGCCGTGCGCGTCGGCATCTGGGCCTACCTCGTCGTCGGCCAGCGGTTGGGTTCCCTGAAGGTCACCGCGGCGTAGATGGCCTACGTCACCCTCGCCGAAGTCACCGCGATCCTTGGGCCCGGAGCCGACGCGGCCCGGGCCCAGACCGCGATCGACGCCGTCACCGAATGGATCGATACGCGGGCCGGCGCGCCGTTTTCTGCCCCCGTGCCGGCCCGCGTCCATCAGTTGGCCCTCAACGGGGCGCTTCGCTTCTACCACGATCCCGAGGCGCCCTATGGCGTGATCGCGGCCTCGAGCGACGTGCCGATGTACATGCGCGGGTTGATGACCGACGCGGACCCGCTCCTGTTGGGGTTGCGGACCGACTTCGGGATCGGCTGATGGCCTCGCCGCGGACCGATCTCGCCACGCGGCTCGACGCGGCGGCGCCGGCGAACGTCTCGGTGTTCGCCGAGGAGCCCATCACGCCGCCCGCACTGCCGGCGCTGCTCATTCGCCCCGGCAGTCCGTACCGCGAGCTGGGCGCGATCCCGGATTGCCAGGAGCGCTGGCGGCTCGAGGTGCTCGCGCTCGTGCCGATCGATACCGCCAAGTCGCTCGACGCGCTCGATTCGCTGATCACCGTCGCCCGCGATGTGATCCAGGCGATGCCATGGGCGACCTATCTCGGCGTGCGTTCGGCGCCGGGATTGTTCTCGATCGGCGGCCAGCAGATGCGCGGCGCTCTCGTCGACTGTCACGTGGAGGTCTAGAAGATGGCGCGGCTCTTCATCAAGGACGCATCGGTCAAGTTCGTGATTCCGCCCGGGCCGTTCTCGGGCGCCACCGAATACAACTGCTCGGTGAAGACGGCCGAGCTCGTCACCACGCCCGGCGACATCACGAAGTACGCGACGCTGTGCGACACGATCCAGCAGCAGGGCGCCAGCAGCTACGCGATCCACCTCATCGGCGTACAGGACTGGGCGGCCGGCGGCCTCAGCCTGTTCCTGTGGACGAATGCCGGCGCGAACGCGCGCGTCGTGATCCAGGCGCACGGCAAGAGTTCCGCGTTCGCCGCGGCGACGCCCGGCATCGACGCCACCGTCGTCATCTCGGAGGGCACGTACGGCGGCGAGTCGAACACCTGGGCCGAGTTCGAAGTCGAGCTGCCCTGCACCGCGCGGCCGGTGCTCGCCGTGGCGACGCCGACAGGCCTCTCGGAGGAGCAGCAGGCGAGCCTCGAAGCGCTCAACACCGCGCCAGAGAAGAGCACCGCGAAGGCGGCCTGAATGCCGGTCGAGGTCACCGGCGTCCCCGAGGCACAGGCGGCGATCCAGGGCGTCGTCGATGACGCGCGGTCGATGGGCGACGTCCACCGCCTGATCTCGCAGGCGGGCATCGACGCGGCGCGCGCCCGATCGCCGACGGCGACGGGCCGGCTCGCGGGCTCGATCACGGGCGACAGTGACGATCGGCAGGCGACGCTTGCGGTGGGCGTCGCCTACTGGCCCTACCAGGAATTCGGTACGCGCCACCTCCGGGCGCGCCGCTACATGGCGGCCGGCATCCGCGCGATGCGCAAGGTCGCCGGCAAGGAGTACCGCAAGAAGCTCGGCGACGGTTACAAGAAGCGCGCCAAGAACGCGCGTGCGGCGGCAAAGACGCGATGACCGGCAACGGGCACGTCGAGGTCACCCATCTCGGCGAGATCATCGACGCGACGCGCCCGCGCGTGGTCATGCTGCCGAAGGCGATCGACCGCGGCTCGGTGACGATGTACGAGTTGTCGCTCGTGGGACGGGCGCTCGGCCTGTCGCCGCAGGAGCTCGATGCGGTCGTGAAGGCGCAGGGCTGGGAGGCGATCGAGCTCCAACAGGCGCTCGTGTGGGTGATCCTGCGCCGGCGCGAGCCGGAGCTGACGTGGGAGGAGGCGCGGACGTTCGCGCTCGATCTCGAGCCGGACCCTACGACGCCCGCGACCGCGGGCTCGCGCAGGCGTGGGACCGCCTCATCGTCGATATCTGCCGCGCAACCGGCCTATCCCCCGCGGACGCCCGCGCCATGACGCAGGGCGAGCTTCGCGCCTGGTCCGAGGCGCTCGACGACGCCCGGCCCCTGACGCAGGAAGCGTTCGACGATGCCTGACGCCCTCGAGATCGTCGCAAGGTTCACGGCCGACACGGCCGATCTCGTCGCGGGCTCCGAGAAGGCGAAGGGCGCGCTCGGCGGCATCTCGGTCGAATCGCTCGCCATGGGCGGTGCCGTCGTCGCCGGCGCGGGCGTCGCCATCGCGGCGATCGCGAGCATGACCCAGGCGGCCGCCGCGGACCGCGACGAGCAGGCGAAATTGGAACAGGCGATCACGGCCGCCGGCGCCGCGACCGCGACGTCGACGGACCAGGTGAACGCGGCGATCGCGGCGTCGCAGGCGCGTGCCTTCACCGACTCCGAGACGCGCGACGCGCTGCAATCGCTCGTCACCGCCACCGGCGATGTCACGTCGGCGACGGCGCTCCTGTCCACCGCCCAGGACGTCGCCCGATTCGCGGGCGTCGATCTGGCCACGGCATCGGACGCGGTGGCGAAGGCTCAGGCGGGCAACGCGGGCGCGCTCGCGAAGCTGATCCCGGGCCTCGACAAGGGCACGAGCGCGACCGAGACGCTCGCGAACGCGCAGAAGCTCGCGGCCGGGCAGGCCGAGCTGTTCGCGACGAGCACCGAAGGCCAGATGCAGATCGCCAACGATTCCTTCTCGGAATTGGGCGAGACGGTGGGATCTGCCTTCCTGCCGATCCTCGATGAGCTCGTGCCGGCGATCGTGCCGGTGATCCAGATCCTGGGCCAGCTCATCACGGCCGTGATGCCGCCTTTGGTCGCGATCATCAAGGTCGCCGTGGAAATCCTCAAGGTGATCATCGGCGTGCTCGGCACCTTCTTCGGCATCGTGGGCCAGGTGGCGGCGGCCGTCTCGGCGAGGCTCACGCCCGTTTTGAACGCGCTCGGGCCCGTGCTCGACGCCGTCGGCAAGGCGATCGGCGGCGTGGTCGACTGGATTCAGTCGCTCCTGAAGTGGATTGGCGACGCGATCGGCGCCGTCGGCCGCTTCCTGGATTCGCTCAACCCGCTGAAGGGCATCTCCCTGCCCAACATCAGCCTGCCGTTCTCGGCGCCTGCGCCGGCGGGCGCGGTTGCGGCGACCAGGGGCGCTCGCAGCACGCGGCAGGCGGGCGTCACGAACGTGACGATCAACACGAGCGCCGATCCCGAGGCGGTAGTGCGCGCGTTGCAGCGCTGGGCCGGCAACAACGGCGGCCGCGGCACGTTCCTGCGGGCGCTCGATCGGGCGGCCGGATGAGCATCGTCCGGGGCGCCGACATCGTCGTGCAGGGCGATTTCGGCGCCCATCCGTTCATCCTCGACCGCGACCTGCTCGACGCGAACCCGGGCAGTGAGCTGACGCCGTGGACGGGCGCCTGGGACGACGTGACGTGTCTCGTGCTCTCGATCGGGTGGACGTGGGGCGCCGGCAACCCGTTCGGGCCCCTGACCGAGTCGGAGGGCGGCCGGGCGCAGGTCAGCCTGCACGACACGACGCGCGCCTACGACCCGTCGAACGCGACGAGCCCCTACTACAACTTCCTGCGCGTCGGGATGCCGCTGCGCGTGCTCGTGGACGGCGCGGCCGGCTGGACGGGCACCCTGGAAGCGTGGGAGTGGGACGTCGGCGACCAGGTGGCGACCCTGTCGGCGATCGACGCGATCGCGACGCTCGCGGCGCTCGTGGTACCCGACGACACGCTGATCCCGGCCGGCACCACGGCGTCGCAGGCGGCGGCCGTGCTCACCGCGGCGGGCTGGCCGGCGAGCGGCTCGTACACGGGCACCAGTACCGCGTCGCGCACCGACGTGACCGTCTCGGGACAGGCCATGGAGGCGCTCCACGCGATCCGCTTCGCCGAGCTCGGCGCGGTGTTCGGCACGCGCGCCGGCGTCATCGCGTGGTGGGCGCGCGGCGTGACGGCATCCTCGACGCCGACGGCGATCATCAACTGCGGCGGCGTCGGCCTGGTCGCGCTGGCGTCGGTGTTCAACCGCGGCCGCGTCCGCAACGTGGTCCGCATCGACGATTCGCTCAACCCCTACGTGGCGATCCTCGATGCGTCGGCGACGCGCCACGGGCAGCGCACGGTGCGCGCGTCGGGCGACGATCTCGCCTACCCGGTGTCGGGCAGGGTGACGGCGTTCGCCGCGTGGGCCCAGACGATCCTCGACGCGCTCGGCAACCCGCGGCCGGCGAGCCGGCTGGGGACGCTCGTGCCGGTGGGCGCCGCCCAGGTCGACGCGATCCTGCGCGCCGAGTGGGGCGACGTCTGGCGCATCGTCGACACCGGATCGAGCCCGCGCATCGACCGCACGGTGCGCGTGTTGGGGCAGTCGGTGACCATCACGCCGTCGTCGATCGAGGTCGACGCCGTCACCGAGGATCTGACCGGCGACGCGGCCGGCCCCACCGCGCCCGGTGCGCCGGTGCTCGTCAGCGCGACGGCCGGCAACGCCCAGGTCACGCTCACGTGGACGGCGCCCGCGTCGGACGGTGGCAGTGCGATCACCGGCTACACCGTCACCGCGAGCCCGGGCGGCGCGACCTGCACCACCACCGGCCTGACGTGCATCGTCACGGGGCTGTCGAACGGCACGAGCTATTCGTTCACCGTGAAGGCGACCAACGCGATCGGCACCGGGCCCGCGTCGAACGCGCTCTCGGCGACGCCGACGGCGCCCGTGCCCAACTACGCGGCGACCGTGCTCGCCACCTCCGGCCTGGTCGCCTACTGGCGCATGGGCGAGGCGTCGGGCTATCCGCAGGATTCGAAGGGCACGAATCACGCCACCGTGCTCGGCGGCACTCCGACCTACGGCGCGGCCGGCGCGACCGGCGACGGCAACAAGGCGATCGGGTTCAACGGCTCCGCGTGGTTCGTGGTGCCCGACGCGGCCGCGCTCGACGTCGGCGACGCGCCCTGGACGATCGAGCTGTGGATGAAGCGCGCCTCGTTCGGTGCCAACTTCGTGCCGTGGTCGAAGGGCAACCAGGGCGAGCTGATCTGGGACCCGTCGAACAAGCTCTATCTCGGCAACGGCTCGACGGCGAACACGTGGACGACGCAGGCCATCACCGACACCAACTGGCACCACTACGTCTTCGCCCGGGCGTCGAACGTGACCGGCCAGACCAAGGTCTACATCGACGGCGTGGACGACACCGGCAGCAACACCGGCTCGGCCTACGCGGCCAACGCGACGCCGCTCACGTTCGGCGGCCGCGGCACGCTGCTGCGCGATGTCCTGGCCCGCGACGACGTCACGCCGCTGACGCCGACGCTCGGCTACAACGGCGCCATGGACGAGATCGCGCTGTACAACCGCGCCCTGTCGGCGTCCGAGGTTCTCGCCCACTACAACGCGGCGCCGCTGCCATGAGGAGTCCTGCATGCCGGCGCTGAAAGTGTGGGTCGCGAACGAGCGGCTCACGTCGACCGATCTGAACGCCAATTTCACGAGCGTGGTCGGGCCCGACGGCGTCGTCGCGTCGGCCGCGGCGAACACCACCGTGTCGACGCCGATCCCGCTCACCACGCTCGTCGAGGGCAAGGCGGCGTACCTCACCGGCGGCCGCATCGTCACGCCGCGCGCCGGCATCTACCTCGTCCACGGGCTCGTGTCGATCGGCACGGCGACCGCCGGCTCGGTGACGCTGACCGTCGTCGGCACGCCGATCGATTTCTTCTACGCGACGAACAACACGCTCAAGTTCTCCTTCTCGCAGGCGGTGCTGCTCGCGTCCGGCACGCAGATCACCTGCTCCTACACCCAGGCGACGGGCTCGCCATCCTGCACGATCCACCGGCTTGGGTTCGTGTTCATGGGCACGGGGTATGCGCCATGAGCAGCGTCGAGGTCATCGCGCTCGCGCTCGCGATCGCGGCGGCGCTCCTGGTGATCGTCGAGCTGGTGCGCGAGGGACGCGACCTGATCGCGTGGGCGGTGCTGCTGCTCGCACTGTCCGAGCTGATCGGCCGGATCTAGACACACGAAGGGCCCGGCACGTAGGCCGAGCCCTGCGCGGAACGCAGCACGAGGGGATACCGTCCCGTGCTACGGTCTAGGTGTCTAAACCCGCACTCAGGATACCCGCCCAAGTGTCCGCATTACATAACCTCCCGGCGTGCGACACGCTCCTTCCCTTATCGGAAGTAGGAGCCGGCGGCCGGCTCACTGACACCGTCCCCCGGTACCTCGCCCTCGTCGGCTCACGCCGCCGGCGCAGGTATCCGGCCGAGACGATCGCCCGCCGCATCCATGCCGAGCGCTCGGTATGGGGCGTCGTCAACGACTACGGCATCTCCT